TATGCCTTGTAGCTGTGTTTGAGTTTTGAGCTGCTAACTTTTGTAATCCAACAAGAGAGTTTTTATCAGGAGTACTACCATCTCTAGCTTCATTTAATCCGGTTGTATCTCTAATCATTTGCAAATAATAGTTGTAGTTGCCTATTAAAGCTTGCATTTTACTACCGCCATTACTGTTTCGTATTTCTTGTATTGGCACTTTACCAGGATTTCTATCACCGTCTTGAGTTATTGATCTACCAATAACAGAACCTGTTTGGAAGAACATATTTAAAGCTTCCTGTGGATTATAGTTTGTACCGTTACCTAAGTCTATTTCAGCTAGTCCGTCAGCATCTAAATAAATACCGTCAGGTATTATTTTAGACATTACTTGTTGTATTTTTAAATGCGTAAGCTGTATCATGTCTGCAAAACCAGTTATACGACTTACTATACTTTCTATTCTTCCTTCATACATACGAGGAGCAACTATACTATAGTTCATTTTAACTTTAGTATAATCGCTTTTAGGTCTAATCATGTTTTTGCAAAGCTCCCATTTTAAAAGCTTTTGTGCGCCTAAAATATAAGCTCCGTCATATAAAACTTCAATTTGTCTTGATACTCTTTCAAAGTTTTCGTTTTCAGGAGGATTAAAGCTATCATCTTTTTCAATAGCTTTGTTAGAACCTGTTGCTGTTTCTTTTATTTTATAAACATTATTCATATATGTTTTATAGTTGAAATATAAAACTTGAACTATGTTTTGGTCTTGATTTTTTCTTGAGTAGTTATTACCTTTGTGTGCTTTGTAGTTTTTACTAGATATATCTTTTAAATCTTCTTCTGTTAAAAATGGAAACTGCTTAGCTAGTTCGTTTATTGGTATATCTTTAACTTCACCAGCGTAATATATATCTTCAAAAAACGGTGAGTCAGTAGTAGAATAAACTAGATTAGCAGGATCAACATAATCTAAAACTATACCTTCAGAAGTATTAAATGAAGTTTTTACAGCTCCAATACCTATTACAGCTAAGTCGTAAAAAAATCTTCTTTTAATTAAATCAAACTTGTTACCGTTTAATAAAACGTTTAGAGCTTGCTCTTGAGCAATTTCAGCTTCTTGCTTGTAACTAAGTTGCATATGCAAACCTAACTCTTCTACGCTATCAGGCAATGTTTGAGGATCGTTTTCATACATGTTAACACCAAGCTCTTTTAGAGAAAAATCTTTTATCTCTTTGAGCTTCATGTCTTTTAGTATAGATTCCATATACTCTGTTCTTTTACTAGCCCCGTAAGGATCTTGAGAGTAAGCTTTAACCGAGTAGTCTTTGTCTGACATACCGTTAACTACGATGTCTACAAACTTAGGTATTATAGGAACTGGCTTCCAGTCTAAGTTCAAATAACTTAAGTCACCGTTTATTGATAACTCATCTTTATATTTTTGTATTGGCTGCTCGCCTCTAGCATAAAGTCTTAGGCTTCTAAACGTATCTCCGTTTGAAGTGTATCTTCTTGAATAATAGTTTTGACCATCGTTATTGTTGTAAAACCATTCAGCCTCTATAGCTTTTGCTATTTTTAAACCGTAGTCATAACTTACTTTTTCTATGTCGCTTACCGCTTGACTTGGAAAATAATTGTTTGGTGACTTCATACTTATTTAATTATCTTTGATGTATAGCCGTCATTACTAAATCTAGCTATATTTATATTTAGTTTTGGTATTGATCTATTAGATACTGGAGAATACAAATGTCTATTACAACCCATTATCGCTAAACCACTACTTATTGAAGCATCGTGTTTTGTTCTTTTGTTTATGTCAAACCTTGCCCAATCGTTTAGCGTTTCGTTAAAATAAACACTTCCGTAGTCACCATTTTCTTTAATACCAACGTGATCATTAATATACATTTCAATAGCAGCCGCGTGTGCTTGTTTAATATCTTCACTAGAGTTTGGCATACCACCAACCTCTCTTTCAGTGGTTGAAAGTTTATTCCAAACTTTATCTGGTCTATTCATACTAAAACCTCTATATCCTCTTCGTTTTAAATAATACAAAAGTCTTGGTTTATTGTTCTCTGCAAGTAATGGCATACCATAAAACACTAGTGCCATTAATACATCTTCAAAAAATATTTCAGCGGTTTGTGGTCTAGCTATATATTCTAAAAAGAACGTGTTAGCAGGAGCGTCTTCCATAGAAAACTTAGTTAGTCCATGAAGAGATCCGTTGGATCCTCTACCATCAACAGTGCCGCTAATATCATAGCTATCGCAGCCAAAAGCGCCCATGTGTTCATTTCCAGGATATTTAACTCCATTTCTTACTATCACTCTATTTTGAAGATTTGTATTAGGAACCCAACTAACTTTAAATCTTCCGTTAGGATCAGGGTTAAAAACAACTCTAGTATCTTTAACGCCATTTACCCACTGAAAACTACCTTGAGTTACTACAGCAGAGTTTCTTATACCTTCATTATAATCTATTTGCTCGTAAATCTTAACTAGATTAAACAAGCTGTTTTTTGTTTCATCTCTAAAAGCATGCTCTTCTGTTCTTGGAAACTGTCTATAAAACTCATTTAAAGCATCTTGATCACCTTTTAAGCCATCAGCTTCGTTGTCCCAATGATTTATAACGCCAATATCAATTAATTCACCGTGTGGTCCGTACACATCATTATGTGGGTTATTAAATACTGGTTTTCCAAATTCGTCAATAAATCCTTCATAGTTCCATTCCATTGGTATAAACAAAGAATATAAACCAGACTTTGTTTGTCCATTGCGGTTTCGGCTTGTAACATCTGAATCATTATAGAGCTTTTTAAAATTATCACCACCTTTATCAAGAGAATTACTCGTTGACCCCATCATACATTTACCAACTACTCTAGCACCTAGCCTTAAACAAGTTTTAGTTACTCGCCAGTTATTTAAAATATTATCAGGTCTTTCCCACTTACCACTTTCATCGTGTACTAACAAATTAAGTTTTTCACCGTCATAACTGTTGTCACCTGTATTTTTCCAGTCAATAGTAGTATCAAGTCCAACCAACTCTTCTTGCTTTTCGTTCGCAGTAATTTTCCTACGCGTAAACTTACTTGCAGGAACCCTATAAGCAAGTTCACTTTTAGGTCTGTCCATACCGTCTTGTATCGGTTTAAAGAAAAACGGATAGTTAACAGATATTGGTACAACTTTGTCGGTAAACATTTTTTTAGCATCAGAACCGCTTTTAGATAATATCCCATATCTAGCATCACTCGATATAGTAGCCAAGTTAACAGTCTCAGCTGAGCTCATAAACGAGAAACCACTACGTCTATTTTTCAAATAACACATGCCATAACATCTATTATCTGCTTTGCATGCTTCCCAAAATATAAAGAACAATCTATTAGCCTCTCTAAAATTAGGGGCGCCAACATCTATTTTACTCCATTGTAAGTACATATAATGACTACCAGTTATGTATGTTGGCTCATCATTATTATAAAACCAAAAACCTTCGTCACGACGTTTAAACTCTTCGTCTATGTAATCGTACCATTGATCTTTGGCTTCTTCTGGATAATTTCTCCAGTCAAATATACTTTTTAATTTACCTAACTCTTTAGGGTATTCTATTCTTTGCCACTTGTTTTTGGTGAACACGTGCAACTTTTGCGGTTCAGCCGGCAGCCCAATTCGCAAATTTTGTATCTCCAGTATTTGTCCAATACGTCCAGTTTTTGAAATAACCACGATATCATGCTCTTTATTATACCCATACTTCCACAAGCGTTTTTTGTTAAGTCGACTTATAGTAGTCCTCTTAACTGGTTCAACAATTTTATATAGAGTCTGTTCGTACATTATTTGAATCTACCGTCTTGATCTACTAATATAATCCCTATATTTGAAAACACACCCGTATTGTCGGTACCTACTTCAGCGTTCACATAAACGTCTGTTTTTTCTTCTAAAACTAAAGGTAAAGAAAATTCTTTGTTAAAGACCGTAGTTCCGTCTGTTTCTATTGAAAAGCTTTGCTTTAATTTAGCAACTCCATTTGCTCTTGTGTAAAGATGAAGAGTAGCGTTTCTTTTATTACCACCAGACTTTATTATAGAGCCAGATATATTTGTTATAAATCCTCTATGATCTCTAGGTACAGTGTATACAGCCATTTGAGTTTGACTATGCTCTGCTGGTATTTCAGCTAAGGTTAAACTATCATCTGAGTTATTTATAGTTATAGTTCCTTCGTTATGCTCGCTAGAACCAGCTGAGGTGACAAAAGCTCTATACACTCTTGAAAACTCTTTATTACCGGTTACCGCAGTTTGTCCGTTTAAAGTAAGGTCTTCTTCTATAATATCATAATTAGTATCTAACCCTTGCACTTTAATTGTTAATGCTCCAGTAGTTCCTGTTCCGTTGTCATCAAAGTCACTACTAACTACTTTTAAAGTGTCAGCAGATGTTGCAAATGTATATGAGCCTCCAGCACTCCATATTGTTTCTAGATCTGAACCCGTGTCAACATCTAGGTTAAATCCATACTTATTTATAACGCTGTGTTGAGGTATATGACCTTTCGATAATTCTACAAAGTAATCGTTGTAATAATATTTTGCCATAACTTTTTATTTTGATCTTCCCTCAGCAAAGCCTTTAAACACTCTTTCTTTTTTTTCTTCAGGCTCTTTGCCTTCTATAATATTTTCTTCTTCTTGAATACGATTAAGTATTTCAAAAGCATCAAATATAGCTAACTTTTTAGTTGCAGCTGCATTTTTTAGTCTATCAGCAGAAACATCATCTTCAGTATTAGTTATTATTTGCTCTTCAGCAACTTTTATTAACTCTTTAACTGCTTTGTGCCCAGCTTGGATTATAAATCTCTTGGTTTCCTTGATACTCATATTTAATTGTAATAAATTGATTGTGCACTCTAAAAAGTCTTTTACCTTCTAGTAAAAACTCGTATTGAGAAAAAGGCGTATAGCTAACTACGTCACCTTGTTTAAACTTTTCGTTACCGTAAACAACAACACCTTTGTTAGGATGTTCAACTTTTCTATTCATTGATAACTCTTCTACAAAAGGCTGTACAAAGCAATAATCTTGTAAAGGCTTCCATTCATCTCTTTTATAAGCGTAAACTTGGTCTTTTTGAACAAAGTACTTATTGTCCTCAAAATAGCTTTTACTATTTTTCTCTCTACCTTTTACATCGTACCATCTTCTAAAAACGTTATGATGAACTAATACTATATCGTTTTTTTTAATTTCTGTTTCAAAAGACATAGGTAAAGATATTACTCTTGCTAATCTATTAACATACTTAGCGTCTTCTATGCTAGTGTTTATTATTAGCTTTTTGTCGTCAACATCAACAGAGTTTTTATATCTACTGCCAATAGGCTCTACTATATAGCTATTTATAGATTTCACTAGTACTCAAGATTATACTCAACAGAAACAGCCATGTTCTTATTAAAGTCTTTCCATGGCATTACGCTTTTGTTTTTTCTAATATATATAGAGTATTTTTCCTGCTCTTCTATTATATCGCAGATTTTATGCCCTCCGTAGACCTCTTGGCCCACGGAGTAATGCATTGAATCTATTTTATAATCTTTACCTATCGTTATCTTTCTTATCAGCTTCGTTGCTTCCATTTTCATTATATTTAATTGCTCCAGTTTTTATATCAATATCGCATGAGCCATATTTTTCTTCAAAACCTTTTTTTGTTTCATCAATAAACTTGTTTATAGTCATTATGTCGTGGCTTATTAAATGCTTTTTGTGCTCTAGCACGCCTAGCTCTCTGTGAGCCATGTCTAAAGACTTAATGACTTGCTGTAAAGACTCTAACTCTGCATCCTCTATGCTTGTTGGTTTAGTTAAATCTATAATCTCTTCTTTTACTTTTGGTGTTTTTCTTTTTGCCATTTTATTTAATTTAATTAATAATTACTACGATAAATTCTTTTTACCGTTTCTTCTTCTTCTCTTATAACTTTTTGCACTTCTTGTTGTAGTCGTGTTTTGTTTAAAACTAAATTACTTGAATTTTTAGAGTTGTCTTCTACAACTTTAACAGTAGCTGTAGCTTTCTGTAGATGATTTGCTTCTATTTTGCTACTATTTAACAACAACTCAAATCTATTAGGATTAGACTTTTGAGCAGTTTTTTTATCAAGCTGAACTTTTTCTTTTTGAGAGTTCAACTCTACTAAAGAACGATCTATATTGTTTATTTTATTCCTAGCTATGTTGTCGAGACCTCTAGCTTTATTAAACTTTTTAATTCTCAACACTTCTATAAGCTCTTGTTTTTCTTGTTCTAAGTTGTTAATTTTGTTTGACAGTATAATATTAGCTTGATTAGCTTCGTGTATGTAGTTTTGATAACTAGATCTTTGCTTTAAATTTAGATTAGCCTGATGAAATCTGCCAGCCATGTAACCAGTTTGGCCTTCGTGTTCATGCGTATGATAACCAACCAAGCGAGGAGAACTAGTTGCTCCCCACGCTATTGCTTCACTTTTATTAGTGAACAAAGGTATGTCGTCTATATACGTAAGTATAGGCATTATACGCCAAAATAGCAGATTACACCAGCAGCAGAAGGAGTAAAGTTTGTCCATCTACCATATATAGTAACTCCTTTTGGAAATACTTGACCTGCAGCTGTTAAACCACCGGCGCCGTGAACACTGTCTAAGAATATTAAACCTTGAGCGCTTGGAGTTATATCAGCATCTAGAGTAATTGTGTTTTCGTCTGCAACTTCTACTACTCTAACGCCTCGTTTGTTTGGCCCTTTAGTTATTGGTATTGGAGTTTCAGCGTCAATAGTTAAACCAGTAGTATCAGTATCACCTTGAGCAACTAGTAAAACATACTGACCAACCTGGACTTTATCTGTAACAGTAGCTAGACTTACATCATCTCCAGCCGGTATATTTCCATCAAAAACATCCGTGGCAAATACGCCGTTAAAGTTTACGAAGTTATCTGCAGCTTCAATATCTCCACTATTATCTTGTATGTTTATATAGTTAGGCCCGTGTCTATCTAGTTTTTCAGAAGTTAATACAGTCGGTGTATTGTCGTCTAAAAAAGTTATAGCAGTTATAACTAATCCTGAAGGAGGAATTATAGGTTTAGCTACGTCACTGTAAGCGCTACCCATTTGCCCAAAGGCATACGCTACGGATGTTGAATTTTGTCCCATTTTATTTTTCTTTTATTTTTTCGTTTTTATTTGAACTTCCTCCGAAGAAGAAATCTATTATTGTGTTTACTTTAGCGCTCATAGCACCAAATATAGTTGATATAAAGCTAATTTCAAATTCACCTAAATCTATAGCTTTTGTAACAAAGTAGTTAAACATTACAAATGTAATACCAAAATAAGCTATAGTAAATAGTGTTGCTAAAACTTTTTGAATAATAGCATCGTCTTTATATAGATCACGTGCAGACTTGCGATCTTCAACCTCTTTCGCAAAAGCTTCACGCTCCGCGTCTAGTAAAAGCTTTTTTAATGCAAGCTTAGCTTCGTCTCGCTCTTTGTCTGTAGTTATAACTTTATCAAGTATACCTTCAGCGTTATCAACGATCTTACCAAATAAACCTCCTACTAAGTTGTTTATCATCTTCTGTTTTTTCTGTTGTTCATAGCGCCACTAACTTGATCGCTAAACGTTGGTACCGCACCTACATGAGCGTCTGAGTCAGGATTAATAGAAGTGCCTTTAACAAAACCTTTTCTACTACTAACAACGCTTTTAGGTTTAGCTGGACCTTTACCCATAGCAATGTTATCGTTCATCTCTTCGGTTTTAGCGTCATTAACTTGACCTTTGTGGTAACCACCTTTGTTTTCTTTGCTTTTAAATCCTGAAAAGCCTTTCATTTTAAATGCCATAATTTATACTTTGTCGTTTTCCCAAGGTAATTCTTTATCACCTTCTTGGTATTTTACACCTGTGCTTGGATCCATTATATAACCATCACCTCTTGGCCAAACTTGACCTTGATGGTACACAGCGTTGTCATCATAAGTTGTTCTACCTATTTTCATGTCTGTTTGATGTTGAACTTCATGTACAACTACACGTTCAACTTCTTCTTCAGGCACGTTAGTATTTACATATATAGATCCATCGCTATTAGCTTCACCCATTATGCCTTCACCTAGCTTTTTTCTAAATATAGGTGTACTGCTAGATGTTCTTATTTGTCTTTTTTCGCTACCTAGTTTAAACGCCATTATCTTGTTGGATCTTTAATCATATCGTCAATAGCCTTGTTAAAGACTTTATCTGTATATGTTTTGTTATTGTAGAATACGCTACGATCTGATACTGGCAAATCTTCTTCTCCGAGTAAGATACGGTATATTCTACTTATAAGTTGGCTGCATTTAAACGAAGTTTTAAAAACGCTGTACTTAATCGTCGTTCGATTTCGATGACGCCACACTTCAATCCAGCCTAATTTTCTCAACTTATCCCATCGCTTTTTGTCCCAGCTCATGGTATAAGTACCATCAATAAATTCTTGTCTTGTGAACCGACCTTGACAATCTAAAAATATTAGCAATTCAAGCTCGGCATCTGTTAACCCGTAAGTCTTACAAGCCCACTTTCTAGTGAGCCTGTAATACTTAAGGATTTGTAATTCACGTAAATCGTGACTAGTTAATCTCATTTAAGATTATGCACCAGCAGCGTAAGCAACTGCACTAACATCAGCAAAAGGAGCTGTTGCAGCAATAACCTTTAACACGTCGTGGTTTCCTTGAGCAATTTCTTGAGCTAGTCTCGAAGCAACTTCGTCAGATTTACCAGTAGCACAAGTAAGATCAACCGTATCTTGAGCCGTTACGTTTGGATCAGAACCATGAAAAGAAATAATAACGCTAGCGTTGTCAGTTACTTGAATCATGTTTACCGTGTGAGCTGGTACAAAAGTTTCATCAGTACCCGCTGCATCTACAAAATGTAATAGTTTCATTTTTAAAATTTTTAATGATTAATAAATAATTTGTTTTCGATTTTAAGTTTAAGGATTACGGTTTATAGTTTATGTTTAATCTACTAGTACAATATCACTTGCTTTGATAACAAAATAAAGCTTGTCTTCAAATTCTACCCCATGACCAGCGTGCTTGTCGTACCACACAACATCACCATCCT